TCCTTGGCCTTGCGGGCTGAGATGGCTTCCGGGGTGTTGCGGGCAGCCTTGGCGGCGGCGGTGGCAGCGCGGGCCTCCGCATTGCGGGCACGCTCCCGCTCCCTTTGCTTGGCCCGGTAGAGTGCATTGTAGTTGCGATCCTTGGCCCGCTTCTCGGAGGGCCGCTTGGTGTGGGCGAGGTTGGCAGCCTTGGCGGTCTCCTTGCGGCGGGCCTCACGGGTGGCCTCCACCGCGGCCTTCTTGGCCTCGGCCTCTTGCTCCTTGGCGGCCTTCTCCTCTGCTATCGCGGCAATTCGGGCCACGGCCTCCGCCTTCTCCTCCTCGGTGAGGCGGGGGCGGGCGTTGGGGGTCTTGCGGGTGGAGTGCCGCGCCCCCGTATCCTTGAGGCGCACCCATCCCTTGCTCTCCACGGGGGCAGCAGGGGCAGGGGCGGCGGCGGGGGCTACGGTGGCAAGGGCCAGCGGTTCAACCTTGGGGATGAGGGCCACCGCGGCCTTCTTGCCATGGCGGCGGATGGCTTGCACCTCCCGGAGCGTTGGGGTCTCTTGCTTTGCTCTTGGGCGGGCACCACCCTTGGCGGCCTTCTCCTCTCCCGCAAGCTTGCGGGCCTCATGGGCAAGCCAAGTGTGAGCGGCGGCCACCAGATCGCAAGAGGCCTCCCACTCGGTGAGTTCGGGCATCGGGAGGTTGGCCAGCAGGGGTGAGATCCATGCCCCTCTCTCCAAGACCAAGCGGCGCATGGCTATGGCTTCGGGATGGCCAGCGTGAGCCCGATCGGTGGCGGTGCGGTGGCGGATGGCGGCGGGGTTGTGGGCGTTGGTAGCGGTCACGGGTCTCCAAAGAGTGAGAGTTGGCGGGTGGATTCATAGGCGGCGGCGGCCTCATCGGCCTCCAAGCGGAGGGCGTAGGCAATGCGGGTAGCGGCGATCTTAAGGTAGGCGGGATCAAGGTCGCACCCTGCAAAGCGGGCACCCTCCAAGATGGCGGCCTTGCCCGTGGAGCCCGACCCCATGAAGGGATCTAGCACTAGGCCACCGGGCGGGGTGACTAGGCGCACAAGGTGGCGCATGAGCTCAGTGGGCTTGACCGTGGGGTGATGATTCCTCACCACCTCACGGGTGCGGGATGCCCCTGCCCGAGGGTTGTCGAGGCCCGCGGTGCCCTCTTGGCGGGAGGTCGCATCCGCGCCCGTGCTGGTGGCCAGCTCTTCGCACCCCTCCTCCCGATCGGCGGATGAGGTCTTGGCGCAATAGAAGAAGCGGGCAGCGGAGCCGTGGTCACCATGGGTGGCAACCATTGCGCCCTTGCCGCCCCCGTGAAACCCAAGATCGTTGGTGGCATAGCAGGAGCCCCCACCAAGGCCTCCGCTGGTGGTGAGCGGAAACCCCGCCAAGACCTCCGGGGATCCATCATGCATGAAATTGGCGGGCCAGCGGCCTTGGGTTGCTCCCTCGGTGCCAATGCGACAACCATCCACATTGATGGCCCCCGTGCCATGCTTCAAGAGGTTGGCGGCCACGGTGCCCTCCAAGGGCTTGCGGGCCATGAGGATCGGCTCCCAAGCGGGCTTGAGCGCGGTGCCCCATCCTTGCCATGCGGAGGCCTCTCCCGCACCCTCTCCCGCTGCCCGATCGATCGCCTTGGATGCGTCAAGCGACTTGGGGAAGCCCGAGCCATAGACCCAACAGCAGCAATCGCGGATCTCCCACCCCGCATCCTCAATGGCAACGGCCATGCGGTGGAAGGCGCGAGTGCCTCCAAAGGCCAAGAGGTAGGCTCCGGGCTTGGCGACCCTCAAGGCCTCCGCCCAAAAGGTGACACCGGGCACGCCCCGATCCCACTCCTTGCCCATGAAGCCGCGCCCGCTGGTGGCATCCTCCAAGGTGGTGGTGGGGCCGCTGGCCAGCCCGTAGGGTGGATCGGTCACAATGGCATCCACCGAGGCCGCATCCATGGCGGCCATGCTCACGCGGCAATCTCCGAGGTGGAGAGCGTAGCGGCTCACGGCTCCCCCTTATCCTCAAGGAGGAGGGCGGTCACATAGGCAAAGAAGACCACCATGAGGATGGTGAGGATGGCATTGGAGCGGGTGGTGGGCGGGAGCTCCATGGTGGAGACCTTGACCACCAGCAGCCCGCCTAGCATCCACCCAACAGCCCGCCAAAGGCTTGGAGGCTTGGGCACCCTCACGGGGCACCCTTGGGCAGCTGAGCCGCTCCCGCGTGGAAGGCGGCCAAGGTGGCCAGCCCGATGGTGCGCCAATCCTTGCCAAAGGCCCGGAAGCCAAAATCTAGGCCACGGGCTTTGGCGATCGCGAATTGATAGCCCGTGAGGCTCCGATCAAGGCGCAAGTGGAGCTCAAAGGGGCCAAAGATGGCGATCATGCTATGGCCCCACGGGTCGGGGCTCCACACTCCGCCAAAGGTGGCCTCAAGCTCTTCTACGGTGGGCAGGGTAACAGCGGGCAAGGTGCTCATGGGGTCACGGGGTTAGGGGTTGGGGGCTGAGCTTCCATGGGCCGTGGGTGCGTGCCCACTCTGCTATCCACACCGCATCACACTCGGCCAGCGTGAAGCGGCGGCCCCATCGGGCCTCGGCCAGCTCCTTGAGGGCTCTCTTGTGCGCGGTGGGGGTCTCCCGCTTGGGGAGGCCTAGGTCACGCTGCCAAGCGGCGGGGGTCACGCTCTCCACCTTGACCTCTGAGCATAGGAGGCCACCGATCGCCTCCCCGTAGACCCTTCCAAAAGTGAAGGTGGAGGCCACCCCTTGGCGGGGCATGGCTCCCACCCGCTCAATGGCGGCGGAGAGGTCGGCCTCAAGCTTGGCCACGGCCCGGATATGGTCGGCCACAATGAGGGCAATGCGGCCATGGGTCTCGGCCTCGGAGAAGCGGGAGATCTCAAGGATGGCTCCCGAGTTGGTGAGACTAGCGATCGCCCCGTTGCAGCCCGGGTCAACGCCCAAAAAGATGCGGCTCACGGGGCAACCTCGAGGGCGGCCAAGGCCTCCCGGATGAGGCCAAGCGCAACCTCCGCATCGGTGCCATCGGGCTCATCAAAGAAGCCGCCTTCCAAACATCCCGCCGCGGCTTGGAGGCTCTCGCAAGCGGCCACCCTAGCGGCCTCACTAGCCTTGAGCTTCCGCTCCAAGGCATAGACCTTGCGGAGCAAGCCCGCCACCTTTGGATCGATCTTGCTCATGGCGCACCTCCCGCTTCACGCTTCACGCGGGGCCGCCGCCTAGCAATGTTGGCCGCCAACCTCGCGGCGCTTGGATAATAGTAGACCCCCGCCTTGACCCGTGGCCATGCCTCAATGGCCGCTTGGAGGGCCACCGCTGCCCGGATGGCATCAAGCTCCACGGTGGGAGCCTCACCAGCCTCCAATGCCCCGCGGCGGAGGCCTAGCAGCCCTTCCCACCACTCATGCAAGAAGGCGCTCTTGAGCGTGCTCCGCACCCGCACCGCCAAGGTTTGACGGCTCACCCCAAGCCCGCGGGCTAGGTGAGCTTGCGTGCCATAGATCTCCGCTGCCCGGGCTCGGATGATGCCCGGAGCCTTCTCATAGACTACCCCCATGGAAACTCTCCCGCGCTCTCATCCTCTAAGGCCGCATCCATGCCATCACCGCGGGCATCCACCACGGGGGTGGCCTCATCCTCATTGGGCACCACGGCGGGCGGCGGCGGGGGCACCATGCGGGCACCGCCAACGGCCACGGGCATTGCCTCCACCTTCACCCGCTCGGGCTGGTAGAGAGGAGCCTCGGCCTTGTCGGTGAGCTCCAAGGCATCGGCCATGGAGACCGAGCGGGGCAGATACTTGGCAGCGCGGCGCAACACGGTCTTGCGTGCCATCTCCGCCCAATCGGTGGCCCATGGGCCGCTCTTGCCCGCCCGTGCCCGGTTGCGGATGAGGTCAACATCCTCCTTGGCCATCCACTCAAAAACATGCTCTCCGCTGGTGAGCACCGCGTGGCAATAGACCCCAAGGATCGGATCGGCTCCCTTGCGGCGGAGGTTGGGGTGGTGGCGGAAGGGCGGGGTGCTCTCCAAGGTGACCTCAAAGAGATCCGAATCATAGACCACGCGGGCGGAGATGGCAGCGATCTCCCCGGAGCGGCGGATGAGTTGGAGGAGGCCTTGGTAGCCCACGATCAAGGTGCACTCGGTGCCATGGGGCACAAGGTAGCAAGAGCCTAGCACATGGGGCTCAAGGCCGAGTTGGCTTGCCATCATGATGGCGGCCATCACGGAAGGCGGGGAGCACTTGGAGAGCCCGGGGTTGGTGCGGAAGGCCGTGAGGGCCAGCCTCACCATGCGATCGGGCGTGAGGTGGGCGGGCAAGGCCGCCCGCATTTGCTCCTTGGTGGAGGCGGAGAGGAGCCATTCGGCAACGGGGTGATCTTGGCGGGCTAGTTGGGTGCTCATGCGGGTCTCTCTCTGGTGGTGGCCCATGGTGGGCCGTGGGGAAGGGGGCAAGGCGGGGGTTGCACCCGCCCCTTGGGGCTAATCCCCTTTGCCCTTGCGCGGTGCGGTCACGCGGCAAGATGGGCTCACGGTGGTCACCTTGCGGAAGGCCGCCGCAATCTCCGGGTGGGCAGCCTCAAGCCCCTT